AGCTGTGATGCCTGTTTCTGCATCCTCTGCCATGGCGTCAACCAGATACGCAAATCTTGAATACTGCCTTGAACCTGCGATATTTGCGAACACTTGTGTTCGCTGTTCGTTGGTCATCTTGCTTGTTTTGGCATAGATGGCTTTCAGGGATTGTTCCCAACCTTTAAAGTCGCCCTTCTCGTCAAACAGCGACAGATCCAAAGCATTCAGCTGTTTCAGTGCCGTGCTGTTTGATGCTAAGCGAACTAATATCGAGTTGAGGGAAGTACCTGCTTCCTCAGCCTTGAAACCATTATTTGCTAATATTCCGAGTGATGTGATCGTATCATCGAGACTCACTCCGAGAGTTTTTGCGGATCCACCGGTCTTGACCAAAGCCTGCATCAACTGCTCTGCAGTGGTGTTCGATGAATTGTTTGCCTGAGCTACCATGTCCAGATAGCCCGACATATCCTTTACTCCGACTCCAAGTGACGTCATGGAGTCGGTCACAAGGTCCGAAGTTGTTTTCAAGTCTGCTCCGGTAGCTGCTGCCAACTGCAGCAGAGGATTCAGAGCAGCTACAGATGTATTCACATCCCAGCCCGCCAGTGACATATATTCCAATGCTTTGGCGGATTCTGTGGCTGTGAATACCGTTGAGGCTCCTGCATCAAGTGCGGCCTCTTTCATACTCTCAAATTCGTATTGAGAAGCCTGCGAGATAGCTCTGACCGTAGCCATTTCCTGCTCGAAGTCAGAATATACTTCTACGGCCTCTCTAATGTTTCCTGCAATATCCAATGAGGAAAATGCGGATCCAATGAGCCCTACGACGGAATCGGTGATCCCGCCAAGGCTGGAGAGCGAATTGCTGACCGAATGGAGTGCAGAATTGAAAGATGAGGATACTTTGGCGCCAAGTAAGACGTCCAATGTGTATGTCGAGCTCTTAGCCATTTTGTCTCCTTTCCTGCATTCTGCGCTCCTGTTCTTTGTCGGTCTCTATTATTTCCTCTACCATCTCCATAAATGACGGTATCGGCATATTTAAAAGGTATCCAACTGAGGTTGAGAGCCTCATGGATACCTTAATGGCAGTCTTGTATAAATTCTTCTGAAAATCATCAGAAGCGCCTAGGCTAAAAAATAAATTGCTATCCTCGAAGTGATATTCTGCATATCTTTCATCCTAAGCATATTAAAGAACTCCACTGGGAGTCCTGTCACTTTCATTGCTATATGTTTGGTGTAGATCGTATCCCTGAACTTGTCATTCGGCCTGTGCTGCATCTTTACCATGACTTTATCCAGGAACTGTGCGTCCTGAGTGGTCAGATCTTCAAGGCCGGAGAGGTCTATTTCGGAGATTTCACTGCCATCAAACTGATATTTTGTGGAGAACTTGACTACAAAAGGGATCCTTTTGTTGATATCCTCAAGTTCCTCATCGTTTTCTATGGCGCTGTCCATTGCCGCCTCGATATCGGCGAGCTGGTCCTCATTTTCTAAATCAACGTTGGCTTTGCTCATTTTTCCTCCTAAAGAAACGGGCAGGAAGCAGCCTTCCCGCCCTTAAAGCTTAGATATAGTCCATTATCTCTTTTGTGATGTCCTCGCCGTTGATGATGACGCGGCCTGTCAGTTTGTTGACTTCCATCACAGTTTTTCCGTCCAGCTCATCCTTGTAATATGTTACCTCTTTGGTAACTGAAGGATTGCCATATCCTGACTGCTTCAGAGTTCCGAAGTTGACGCCTTTTGTAAGCCCTCTGACAGTGATTACTCTCTGTTTGATGACTTTGTGGTTGTCAGAAGGATCGAGGAACTCCTGTGCACTTCTGAGGATAATAGGCTTGGAGTCATCCTGAGCGAGCGCAAGAGTTGTTGCAGCAATGTTCGCAAAAGGAATCTCCATCTGGATTGAAGCAAACTGTCCTAATGTAGGAGAGTCGATTTCTCCGTTAGAACCAGCGAGCTTGATCGTTTCTGAGAGATAAGTAAAGTTGGGAAGAGTGACTTCATCAGTCACTCCTACTGCTTTGTTATCTGCTGATACCGTTCCGATGTAAGCGTTGAAACGGTTTATTTTGTCGGGGATAAGATTTGTCTTAGCCATTATTCTTCTTCACCTCCGGTCAATGCGCTCTCAAGGATCTGTGAATCCCATGTGAAGGTATTGTCGATGTACTCTGCAGGAGTCCAGTCAGCATATCTCGTATGGAATTTGAACCTGCCTTCGAGAATCTGCGCGATAGGATTCTCGTTCTTGTCGAAGATCACCTCTGCGCCTGCCAGATAGTCAGGTACTAATGCGTTGAGGGAAGCATTGAAGTTGTTCACTACAGAATCTATCATCTTGTAAGATGCGTCCTGACCGATGCAGGAGAGATATTCTGTCTTGAATCTGTTCTCAAGGTAATTGCTTATCATTACGCATTTGAGGAATCTATTGTTCGGCTCAGTCTTGTCAGGATAAGCAGCCGTATTATTTCCCCAGCACTTCCAGCCTCCGAGATAAATGAAGGATACAACGCCGTTGGCATTGAGATATTCATTCACCTGCTTCTGTGTATAATGCTTTTCGGTTCCGTCCTCAAGTACAACGCCCTCAATAGCTATCGTCTTGTTATCGGTTGATGTAGGAATATCGTTGTTCTGGCTCTGTGAGTACTGAGCAAGTGCAGCAACTGCGGCTGATGCGTAGATCTCAACTCCGCCCATGAGTACCTTTGGCCAGCAGAGGATGCACCATCTCGAAAAGATTCCTGATGCAGTCTTTGCATTCTTCACATCCTCGATCTTCTTTGTGGTGGTACTCTCAAGGTCAATCACTGCAATAGCGTTTGTGAGGTCTCCTGTCAGTTCTGCCTTTGCTTCGAGAGCTGCAGCGACTGCAGGATCCGTTGAAAAGCCAGGTGCTGAAAGCACTCCGGGGATCACGAGAAGAGTTGAATAAATCTCATCAAAGAGTTCAATACCGCTTCTCACGCCTGCTGCCGTGATTCCGCCTATTACATCTGTAGCTGTGACTCCTGCGGGATTGAGCTTCTTGAAAGATACTGAAACTTCAGTTTCATCCTTCAGGGCTCCGTCGCTGGTCACTGATACTACAAGGTTTCCTGAAGTGTCGAAAGACAGCTCGTAGTCTGTAGTGAGGGTTGCTTCAACCTCTCCCTTCATGACCTTTACGGATGCAAGGAGAACTCCCTGAGTCTCGATCACTGCGATTCCCTTTGTCAGTTCATAGCTTGCTGCAGCTACAGCTGTGGTATGTCTTGAATTTGAGGGGTCAAGGACATTTATCATTACCACGGGCTGAACTCCAACCTTCATGAATGATGCAAGCATAGTCTGCATGAGAGTGTAGTTCTTGTAGTCTGTGCAAACTCCAAAGTTCTGTTTTACGTCGTTTCTGCTCCTTACCAAAATGGGCTTGTTTACCGCACTTGAAGGATCATCGAGCAAATTGACCGGGGCAGTTCCAACTACGGCCTGAACGCTTGCAGCTACTGCAGCGCTTGTCACGATGCTTGCATCGCGGCTCGTGTGGATGCCATGTAAATACTCTGCCATCTGTTACCTCCTGTATATTTTTTCAATCTTTTTGTAGGCAACGTTCAGAGCAGAGCCTTCGCGCGCCAGTTCATACTTTTTTTCTACGATCTTGTTTATCGGAATAAACAAAGCGCCGGCACCGGGATAAATCTCTTTTGCCGCTGCTATAATGAGTTTCGGATCGTAGAGGAATATCTGATTTTTTCTTACCAGTCCCGTGATGCTAGGACCGATATACATGATAGACATCATATAAAGCCCTCTATAAATTCAGCTCTGGGAGCTGGCAGTTTCCATGTAGTGATGTAGTCACATTCATAATAATTTGGATAGCACTCATGGTTGAAGCGTTTGTGCTTCTCTTTTTCCATTTCGTACTTCCCGTTTATTATGCTGACCTTGCTCAGATGCAGGTCTATGACGTTCATCATGTTTGCGAGGATAATATTTCCCTGATGGGATTCCTCGTATAGACAAATGCTGATGATAATATGGATCTGAACTATCCAGTCACCATTTTCATTGGTGTCTTCGTCATCGATCATCACGATGATGTAGTCTTCCTGTGCGTCATCGTCTTCATCGTCCTTGTAGGGTTTGTCCTGAAT